GTGACGGAAAAAGATTTTCTCTATAGAGAACCCAATTCAATCTCATGCCTTCGTTGCGCTTTGCCAGCCTAACGATTTGATTAAATGGTGTTGGGCCATGGCGCGGGGATGGATATTGTAAATCAGTTAACTGTACTTCATTAAAATAAATCCTCTCATTATTATAGGTGGACTTGGCTGTTATATTTTGCCCCCCTGCATCAAGATTTACCCTCACGGGGCGCCCCCTTAGTGAAACTGGCGCCAATCTATAGCTATTAATGGTATCCGTACTTGTGTTAACTACTGTCAAGACATTTTGTTTTCTGTGTTTTACTAAAATGGGATGATCGGCATTTCTTACACTCTTCCAGTTCCAGCCAAATGTGTTTCCTCTGAGGGTCATTAGGAGGTTGAAATAGCTTGTGCTACCTCCGACCACGCCCGGGCCGTCAAAACAAGCGTAAGTGGAGCCAATAGAAAGCAAAAAGTCTTCATTATAATAGCTAGAGTTGTCTTCTGTCGCCGGGTATCCCAACGTATTAGGAAAGGCCGCAAACCTGTCCACCGGATCTTTTACAAATAGATTTAAACGAGTTGTCGGCTGGCGTTCTGGGAGCGCTGTGTTACAGACGCCGAGTGGACCGTAGGGTACCATCTGGCTCTCCGTAACATAATTAAAATACGCCACATAGCTAGCCGTTGACTCCTGATACATCCCCGCCTGTGGACCAAAGACTGGCGCATAGCCATAATATCTGATATCTGTACTATCTTGCGCTAATGAGTTTGTTACCCATGCATATTGTCTATCTGATCGTGGAATCTGATGCTGTATATTAAAGTTATCATACTGTGAGGCACTATAATATCCTGTTGATGCAGATTTGATAAGATGTTTGGTGTTCCTGTTGATCTTGAACATCGCCGGGGCTTGGTCATATGACGCGCCGGGATCAGTAACCGTTAACGAATCTCTTCCGAACCGGGCTGCGTGGCGGGCGCAATGAGCGTTCAATCCAAAATCTTGATCATGAATATCAACGATTCGAATACCCGGAGTGCCTTGTTTCAATAGGGGTGGGTTAGGCGTCTCCGAAATTGAACCAGAAGGTGCCTGGAAGGGTCTGAGAACAGACCAGTTACGATAATTCAAAGCATTATAAACCGACAATTCTGCCGCTCTAATATCCTGATATCCAATACCCATGGTATCGATGCCGCCAGGAGCAGAAAAGCGCCCTTTTATAACCGATCTATTAGCCGAGCCGGTCAAATAGGCAACTGAATAATCAGGAATAAACTGGAAATGGTTCCGGACGCCGCGGTGAACATCCAAAATAGATCTTGCCTGTGAAGCTGATGGTGTTTCTGTTATCTGGGTTGGGAGCGATGGCTGATTATTAATAAAATGACTTGGGTTTGAATATGCCCCCACTGTACTCACCACTTGCAAATTATCTGTATAGTTTCCTAAAACCGAACTGGTTGTAGATTTAATATTTCTAATATTAACTGGTCTCTTGGCGACAAAGCCTCGATAGTAAACCGCCTTTTTGTTAATAGTCGAAGGATACGAAGCAGTATCCGGGAAGGGGTAGTCGGCGCCGACCATTCCAAATGCCCCCGTAACGTCCGGTGTAGACCCCGTAATAGTCCCCAATAATAACTTCCACGCTTCTGGTCGGTTTGTATAATTGTCACTACCAGTGTTTAAGGGAACATGTCGCGACTGATGGCCACCGACCGCAAAATCTGGGAAGGGGCCCTGCATTGGCACTTCCATTGCTGGCCCATAAACATCATTATGTAAATTAGTGATCTCGACGGAGCCGGTAACCCTATCTACCACTTCTTTATTGTACCCAGACACAACAGAAGAACTAAGTATATTAAAGGGGAAAGCATAAGTAGAATCCGTATTTGAATATCCGAAGCCATCTTGCCAATCGCGGCCATGGTTAACCTTAAAGACTCTATTGGTCTTTTTCAACTCAGGAGGAGATATAACATCTGTGGTATTCTTAAGAGGAACAATGTCTTTAGTAAAGGATACCAGCACATTTTCCGGGATCGTCTCGGATCCAGTCACAAATATTGGTCCCGCAGGATATAGTGCGTTGTAGGTAAATTCAATATTTTTGGTGTCAGCAAAGTTAACACCGCCGCCAAACGTTTGTTTTCTCAAAGTTTGTAAACTGTAGGGTAGCGACAATGTGTTTAGCGCAAAGGTACCGGCATTATAGGCGACAGGAGTACCAGTTGCGATGGAAGCCACAGTCGATGCTGAGTAGTCGTTTTTATTTTCGACAGTGACTCTTATAATGTCCCTATCTAAATCTACATTACTATCACCAGAAGAAATAGCAGGCGTATTTTGGCGATTGGCCCTCTGGCGCCACCACTCTGAATTTTCTTTTTGAAGGTTTGAAACCGGGTGATGATTGAGTCTCCAATTATACGTAAGCTCGCCAATGCCGGCAACAGTGCCTTGGGTGCCGGGCTTATAGTCCAAAGTGGGAAATTGGGATTTATACTTATTTCTCTCTAATACGTGGCTCTCAACCGTGTTTAATATATCGGCAACAAAGCCGGAAGAGGCGGGGACGAGTTGTGCAATTACATCAGTTAGGGTGTCGTCAAACCATTTATAATATGTAATAAATTTTTCAACATCAGTAACCGTCGCGACTCTTCTAAAAAAGATTTCTCTTAGCTTCTCCAGGGTTTTGTATCTTTCTCGATAACGATTAACCGGCGCGCCAATCACATTATTAAAATCAATAACACCAGCAAAGAAAGTTAACATCTCCTCCGAAATGGCCGCATACATGCTTTTCTCAAGAGTATAAAAGAAATCTGGTACCGTTTGGACAACAGGCAATCCATAAACCACCTCTTGGTCTGACAAGATATTTATCATATCTGACGAGATTACCATTTCTGGATCTACAAATTTAAAGGAGTTAACCAATCGGTTATCCACAGAAGAAGTTGAAGAAGCTTCAAAGCCGGTACCGTAGCCAGTATGCTGATATCCAGATATTTTACCGAGCCATCCATAGTTATCTCTTAGCAATGCGGACCCCGAACTAACATCGGTCACATAAAAATTGCCAGTAGCATCGGAGCCCGTTACATTATCAAAATTCCAATTTAATGCTAGCGTATTCCAGTTGGAAAGCTCGACACCACTACTCCCAGAATCAAGAGGCGAAATACTTTGATAGGAACCAGAAATTCCGGCATTATTAATATCAGCAGCATGCTGATCTAAATCGGCGTTTTCTAAATATTTTGCCCAATATTTAACGCTGGAAAACAACACATCTGATTTGTATAAAACTGCACCGGTAATATTTGTTCTCTGGGCGCCGGCGTACATTCTCTTGGGGGCCATTAAGAAATTACTACCGGCGGCCTTGGTGATGGAACCAGATACCACAAAGCTATCTTGAACATTGCCCAGGAGGGTGTTAACTCCCCTAAAAATAACATCATAAGTATACACGTCTGAACCAGATACAAGCTCAGTTACAGGATAATCAGTGGGCTTAATTCGAACTGAAAGGTTCCATCTATCATTGTCATAAACACTAAAAAATAAGCTACTTGTAAGTTCTGGAATTGGGGATGGCGTTACCGAAGATGTTAATTTAAAGTATACATTTTTTGAATCTTGTGTTGGCTTAATGGCGAACACCTGAAAGTTGGCGCTGTCCGAAGGCGAATATGTGGTATCAGTCGGCGTTCCGGTGCTCGCCATGTGCATCCCAAACAACGATGCAGTTATAAAGTTGCGACCTACGAGATCTTTTGACTCGTCATAAAACGGAAAGGTAATATCTGCCTCGGCAGTCATTCCATGTTTATCTTCAAATCCCGATGGAACAGATCCGGCGCTTCCGGAAATATAGCCGGCAGATTCTGGGTTGGACGCGTCAGGATATTGAAATACAACTGCTGACGTATTGTTTTCGTTATTAAAGTTGAGCGAAGTTTTGTTAATTAAAGTTTGCTGTAAGTTGTTTTTTAGAGGATAGGTTTGTCCATCCGAATATACATTTAACTTTACTAATCTGTCATCGAGATTGAAACACCTAAGAACGTTTCTGATTGACTTTTCCGTTCCCTTGTTTTTATAAATGTTAGCAAGATTATTGTAAATATTTAAATATATTTTATTTTTGGTCTCGGTTAAATCTCCCTCAAAAAGACTTGTCTGATCTCGACTTAAAAACGTCTCCATAATATCTGCATCCACAAACAATTCTGGCATGTATAAGCCAAGAGAGGCCGGCAGATAAGAAGCGAAAGGAAGAGGTTTGGAAGAGGCGCTAGTGTAAGCCGAATGATGAAATTGAGGCAAAGCACTAATTTGAAGATACAATTTATCAAAATAAGCACCAACGATGTGTGTCATTTTTTGAAGTTCTGATGTTTTTTCACTGTCTTCTTCAATGACCCAATTTGGCATTAGTGATATAAAAGAAGTGTTGCTATTCAAATCATGGTAGGAGCCGCTCTCCAATAGGCCCGTTTTGAGTGCGGAGACGCTTGGATGGGCTGAATAAATAATCGGATCTTTGTATTCGGTGGCCGAAGCGCTTGCTATTACAATTGCGGAACCAGTATTTCGAGAGTTTGAGCCGTAGCCTGTCCATGAGCCATTGCTAATTCGACCACTATAATCCAACACGGTACTATCGACACTGGCTGTTTGTGATATACCTTCATTAAATTTATAATAAACCCCCAATGTCGTATTGCTAATATCGGTGTTAGTGCCACCTTTAACATCAGTAAACCAGTACCGCCCAATATCGTTGGCAGTTCTTGCTGCCTTCCAAAATCTAAATTCGTCAAGTGAGGCGCTTAGTTTTCCAGAACTCGCCATGGCCGAAGCCTCAATTGTCGCCGTCTCTGCTGTGCCAGATGGCGCAGTAAGAAGGGCGCCAATACGACCCACCATATTTTTTGATTCTAATTCACTAAGAGAGCCAACAGTGTGATTTGTATCATTTAAATTACCATTTACATATAATCTTGTTCTAAGAGTGTTACTACCGGTATTTTCAAATTTAAAAGCATAATGTTGATAAGTACCCAAAGAGGCAGTTGTTAGGCCGGTGCCAATCGATTGCGCAAAGATTCCAGAAGTTCCTGATTGCGCAGTAATCCTAAAGGGGGTCCCGGATGCGGCGCCCGTTAATTCAATCGTGATCCTTCCATAATTATTACTAGATGAAAGTTCATTATTCCAAACATCAAGAACCACCTCTTTGCTTGAAGAGAGATTCGTAAAAGCTTCTTTTTTAAGCCAAAACTCAACAGTAACCCCTGTGTCAAAATTAGACTTAAGGTTAGATTCCCGAGTGCCGTCGCCATAATCTGTTGGAAATCCCTCAGTTTGATAAATGCTCGTGTCATAAATATTGGCACTTTGAAATTTAGTATTATGGGGATCGCTAAAGGCATTGGGCAGCGATGTGCGAGTGTTGGTGTGCGGGCCACCATAAAACTCAATATATTCAGTAGTGGTTGGTAACCCATAGCCATCTATTCTGCTAACACGAGAGCCCCACCCATCAGCACTCATGTTTATATAACCATTTGTGCGTGGATAAAGATTATCAAAGATATATTTTTCAATATCTAATAAATTATTATAAAACTCATTGATTTCAGCATCGGAGCCATCATAGGGGTAGTAACCGGAGATTCTCTCCATTGCTGATTTATAATACAGATATGCAGAACCATATTTAACAAAGTTAGCCGGGTTTGACCAGTCAATTTGAGGAACAAAGGCTTCTTGCTTGTCCGTCAGTGCGCTTACATTACGAGACGATTCAACATCTTCGAAGGCATTTTTTTCATTTTTACCGGAAAGATATTTTCTGCTCTTATTGGTGGAGCCGAAAAGTTTTTTAATACTCATAACTTTCTACTCTAAACTTAAATATATCAGGCTGTTCTACCCAAGAAGACAGGGCGGCATCATAAAAAGCAAACTTCAGCGCATACATATATCCAGGCTCAAGAAGATTTACATTAAAATCAAAATAGTTGCCAGATACATCGTATGACATTTGAGTAGATAATGTAGAACCAGTTCCATATGGAATTGCCTCAAAGCCATCTACTGCTCTAAAGACGCGATAAGACGCACTAACTATAGTTGTACTCTCCGGAGTTGCATTTGCCACTGTATAAATAGTTGGGCTCCAATTTTTATTTCGAACGTAGAGATTAAAGCGCGCCTTTTCGTCATTACGATATTTTCTTTTGAGGTTAGTAATATTCATATAATATACGGGGGTCGCAACAGTTTGTGCCGCTGTCAGCACAATGGGAGTAATCGAGCCAGTAAAATATTCAGTGGATCCGCTGTGCCATACATCATATAAAGTTGATAGCGGGGTTGCGGCCGCCGTAATTGCCATCGATGCAGTATAAATACCTGTGGATTTGTGGCCCCCTGTAATGTTGGTGTTACCGTCATATAATACAAGTTTCGAACCACTTGGGGCAGAGTTATCAGAAGAGCCAGAATAAAGACTTACTAATATTTTACCACCTTCAAATCCGGGAATATTTGTTAGCCTTCCTCTCACATAATTGTAAAGATAGATAATATTTAAATTATCGGCTGCGGGGGCCAATGAGCTACTATAATAAAAATCGCCTCGATCATCTTTCACTGTTGAATTCCAGCGCGCTTCGATTGCTGGGCGCTTAAAGAAAAACTGCGAACCACTGGCAAAGAAGCGTTTTGTGTAATATGATTTTGTTGCGCCCTCTAGGTTGTCAATTATGCTGCCGCTATCTTGCCCGGTCGAACTTGAAAAATATGCCTCGTAGCTAGACGACAAACGAACACCAACTCCATAATTCTCAAATTTGCCGCCGCTTTCACCTATAATCCAATCTTCCACCAATTGGGTAATATCAACTTCAACGTCTTCCAGTCCGGTACTAAACGTTTGTGTATAGGTTGTCGAGGCTCCGGTTAAATAGTCGCCGCCAACACTTGTCCAAGCAGCGGTGTTAGAGGCACTCATCCAGTTGGCGCCAGTATCACCTTTGGTTAAATCTTTATAAGTTTCTAAATCTAGGCCAACTCCTTCTTGCCATGACTGCGAAATCGGCTGGACCACCAATGTATAATCGACCGGGACCGTTTTCGAGTGCTCGGCATTATATAATCTAAGATAGAAACTAACACTCCCGCTAGCTGGAAGCAGTCCTGCTGTACGATCTGTCACTATTGATGTTACCGGAAACTTAGTAAGAATTCGCGAAAGTTCTTGTGAGCTTGCTGTGGGGAGGGCGCGGCCATAAATCGAAAAAACTTCCAGCACATCTGCCTCGCCCATATTGGCGCCGGTGCCGCGAGTCACAAGACCCGGCTGGAAAGCGTTTACAATCGTGGTGTCCTTGGTCGCTTTATATTTTTTTATAGCCATTAAATAATTTTTCCTATAATGTCAGTCGCCCCATATTTTATTTCAAAAACAGTATTTGCCGGGGAAATCAAATAACTCCCGTCAGGAGATATATTGGAATCAATATCAAATTCCGTATCAGCGTACAGTCCTCCAGTCTTGCTGGTTATCTTAACGTTTGTAACATCTAGGATGCCCGTAACTCCATTTAATGCTGTATATATGTCACTGATATAGAGGGGTTCTCCAATGTAAAATCTTGTTTTAAAGTTGGACTGAACGGCCATAACGGCAGAATTTAGTAAAGAATATTTATCAACCCCCACTGCCGGCTTAATTACGAATTCAATTCCAAGATTAATGATATAAGCATCTAAAATATCTATAGTATCGTTCATCATTCGATAGCCATTGAGCCAAGTCTTTAAATTATTCTTAATTGTTGAGTTGGTTGTTGTAAATTTTCCAAATTTATCTTCGGAGATTACATACATGTTGAGATTTCTTTTAGCAGAATTTGGATCGCGCTGGACAGAACATCTAGAAATAGATCCAAATTTAGGCGCCATTCTATAGGCAACGTTTTCATAATCTGCCTGTGTTACTGCTCGATTTTGTGTGGGAAAAGTATCATATATTTTTGTTTTGAGTTCTGTAGAGGTAAGAGTTGATACGTCCCCAACGATTGGTAATTCGTTTGAAACCTCCAAAGATACCCTAACATCATTAATTTTTGATGCTGAAAGCAGATTATAATCTTTAAATTCCATAAAAGTGGATAAAACATTTGTTAGTGAACCAACAGAAACATTAGAATTTAATGGGTTGGTGGCACGAAAGGTCACGCTCAATATTGTATTTTGAGGAACAATACCAAAATTTTCATTTTTAGAAAGCCGGGTAGGATCAAAAGTTAAATCCGTTATGTAGTCTTTCCCAAAGATATCCGCAGCCACGCTTTGCGGTTGGGCCACCACATTTGATTGGGAGGCATCGCCGCTCCCAAACTGCAAAAAGGCGCTAAACCGAGTTTGATCAAGAACAAATTTTCTAGATACCAAATAAGGTTTTAATACCGAAGGAACATTATCATTTTTAAAATTATTGTTCGGCATCTCCTTGTAGATCATATCTTGAGACAAATAATCTACTTCAAAATATTCATTACCTTCCGAATCAACGACCGAAATGATCTCAGATATGTTGGCGGTTGCCAACTGTACTCTCCTAAAAGGCGCGTATGCCCCTACTGTAATTTCTTCACTGTCAAAAAAGCCCGATACAACGTTGCCATAAGCCTTAATCGCAAACTTTAATGGGGCCCCCGTTGATGGATCGGTAGTGGCAACAACAATTTGATTTTTTGGATCGGCAAAATCTACATTTTCGGTTAAAACAAAATTCAAACCCGCATTAGAAGTAAATTTGGTGCCGCGCTGAAGGATGGGAATATAATTTGTATCTGGGCCCAAACCAGTACTGGAAGCGGGAACAGTAATAAAAAGAGCGACTTGCCCATAAGTTGAAGGCCTTCCACCAAACTTATATCCGAGCGCCTGACCAATTCGAAGTATGTTGTTATACTCATAGGCAGTATTTAAAAAAGATTCATTAACATTATAATCACAGTAAAAGGATAGCTGATCTCCCACATATGCCACAGCGTCCAACATTAGCGCACCGAACGAAGCTTCACTAAAATCTTGAAATGTGTTGGGATAGAGCCTTTCCGCAATTCCCATAAGATCTTGACGGATACTTTCGTAATCTCTGTGTGTATAATCAATGGGTATTATCTTTTTTTGTTCGTCAGCCATCTATAATCCTCCCTTTTAAACTGTAAACTCTAGTATATCTTTAACATTGATATCGGGTATCGAATATTCAAGTGCCATATATAGCTCATTAAAATCTTGAGTTGTGGTGTCAAATATAATATTATCTATGGCAACAATCGGCAAATAGCGAGCGACCTGTTCTCGTATTTTAAATTCTATTTCTGCGTAGGTGCCCTCATTAAAGTTTTTAAACAGATAACTGCTCATGCCAACACCAAAATTTGGCTCCATCACTCTTTCTCCCTCGTGCGTTAATAAAATCATTTTTAAGTTTTGTTTGACAAGGCCTTGGAGCGTCTGGATTAATTGCCAGCCGTCCGCAGAACTCTTAGCCAACGGAAGTTTAACTGACAAAGCATTTGGGGCGCCCTTTACTTTATAACCACTCATTTTTATATCACCTTACTATAAATACCATCAATCTTTATTTTCGCACTTTTCTCCGTTCGCATTAAACGGATTAGATCGTAATTTTCGCTTTTTCCACCAAGGCAAAAGCCCTGCGCCGGCGTTTCCGGTCATTCTGGTTTTCATTTCTGCCATGAGGGCGGCGCCTGGGCGGTCGCCTCTACCAAATCTAGGAAAGTCTCTTGAATTATAATATGACTTAAACAGTCTTTTGATTTGTCGTTTGGATTTTGTTAAAAGATCCTTGTTCCAGTTATCATAAGTCATAATTAATTTGCGCTCTCGATCTTCGAGGGATGCCCAACCAACATTTCCACTAACCTCTACACTCTCCACAATTGAGTTTCCCTCGTCATCCTCGCCAGTAATCACCTCAACGTATCTACCGGGTTTTGCGGATCCGTCAACCTCAGTGGGATCCTTAGACCATGTTTCGCCCGAAGCCACGGACACTTCACCAATTGAGGGCAAAAACGCCATGTCATTATAAATGGCAGTTGTGGCCGTTATTTTAGAAAGGGGGAAAATATATTTGGCTATTAATTTAAATTTATCATCTTCTTTGAGATTGTTAATTAAGCAAAAAAGCAATTTACTATTGGGTTCGAGTGTTTTAAACTCGTTAAGGGGCAAATCAAGAGCATCTACCTCTACTGATGTTATTTCATATTTCACGCCATTGACCACCATGGAAAACATCAAGCCATATCGAACCCCAAGTTCTCCCACTACGCCAACAGGTTCTCCTTCTTCATCCAACTGTAGCTTCATCGATCCCCTATATTCTTCTACATCTGAAAGGTTTTGAGACTGGTCTGGGTTTGCAGATATCTCCGCTACGGCAGAATCTGGAGGTAATATTCTGTTCTCGATTTTAATATATTTTTCCAACGCAAAGGGGCGCGAGTCGGTACGGCCCTGCACGGCAGAATTATAAGGAGCAACATCTCCTATATCAATACTCGTTTGATTTACCAGCGGCGCAAGAATATCTTGTTGGTAGCCATATTCTTCTATGCCGGTGTCCGGATTAATATATATGCCGAGCCCCAAATCAGAGGGGCCGGCCAAAAACATAAGAGTGTCTTCCTCATCAATGTGAACCACATATTCCCCCACATATTCTTGGCCCGTGTAATACCCATTGTCAAGATCATTGTCTTCAGAAATAACAAATTCGGCGCCATAAGTATAATATGGTTCGCCATCAGCAGAAGGCTCAATAGGAAGATTTGGATACGTATATTTTATTTCATGATCAATGTCTAACCCATCACATCCTTGCGTAAGATTTTCCAGCAAGTAATAATCCAAATCAAAAACATCGGGAACCATCTCAACAACATCAAGATTATCCACAAACTTCTTGCCCATGTAGTTTAATTGTTCAATTACTAATTCTTTTAAAATTAACTTAGCATCTTCTTCGGTTGCCTTAACTGCTTCTAGGCTTTTATCATATCTATAGTTTTTTATAAAAAGACGTTTAGTTTCGTGTATGTCATAATCATCTTTGCGATCATCTGTCGAAAGTCTGTCATAACCTTCCATCATATCATTCAAACGAGTCAGCGCCATTATAACATGACGAGGGGCTTCAATGTCCCCTGCTTCGAGGCGGCGCGCATACATCTGTACCGATTGTTCTAAGAAGGCATACCAAAATTCCTCGTCCTTAAAGGGGTTAAGTGCTTCGCCGGCGGTCTGTGCGTCTTTAAAGTCTTCTTCCATGTTCTCAACAACATAAGAAGCATAAATGGAACTAAAAACTTCAGGAAATTTTGGATAGAATTTTGTAAAAGTTGCCATAGATTTAACGAAATGGGCGCTAGCATAAATGCGAATTGCGGCCATTATTAAGCCTTGTAAGCCCGCGACGGCGGATCGATCAAGAATTCTACCATATGGCCACTCTTCCGCACAATCGGGATGCTGTTGGAGCCGCTCATCGTCGGGAATAGTAGGATACACTTCGCTGACTTTATCCTGGATTTGACCAAAATCAACCAAATCGCTTTTTGCGGGCTTACACGGACTCAGTTCTGGAAAAAGCACATCAACAAACCCAAGCCACCCTTTATGCATAAGAGGCTTGATGTACAACGGCGGGCTCATATGATTTCCCCCATACGTTATGGGGTCTAAATAAAAGATTCGATTTTCGCCTTCCTTTTGTCCGGACTTTATTAGCCATTCCATTCGGCTAATGCCTAAAATTTGATCTCTATTTTGAATTGGTCGTGTTCCGCCGTCTTCATCGTCCACCTCTGCTGATCCATAAGAAGTGCCGCCGGGAGACTTGGTTTGGCCGGCGTCAACGACATACTCAACCTCATCCCACGTCAAGCTGTCAAAATCGGCGCCATAATTAAAACTATCGACATTGCCAGCAACTTCTCCTATAATCAAATTTGAAATTGAAGACATAAAGCTATTATATATCTCTTTAATATCCCTTTGAGAAATATCGGCGCCGGCTTCTTGTAGCATTTCATGTAACAACACAACCGGAGGGGTGTAAGTAGATAAATCCTCAAACGTACTCATAAATGTAGGATATTGATTTAATGTTTCAAGCGCAATCTGCTCCAAAGCATTATCCATGGAAACAAATTCATATTTCAAATCTACAATAACCGCATCCTTTTCATCTTTAGACTGCCTCTTTAATTCCCTTCTCTGTCTGGGGGTGGCAAGGGCAGCCATTTGAACATCCAAATTTGAAGACGCATTATTATATGTGTGGATTTTTATACGGGACATGTCTCCCATAACATTGTGCCGAATTCCAGTTTCTTCATCTTTTACCAAATCGGCATTAAAAAATTCTAACTGGAATCCCCAACTGAAGGGCTCCGGGCCCTGAATGCCAAACGGGCCCGTGGGGATGGTATCGCCAAACAACATGTCCAAATCGGTACCCAGGAGCTTCATTCCTTTTGCGTTATCTTCGAACATTAAAGAAAAGTCGGGCGTTCCCTTGCGCGCTTTTTTAACAAAAACTATTCTATCGCCCCCCCAATCGGGTTCAATTTCTACATTATAACCAAAATCAGGGAGCGCTAGTATATCAATAGCTTTTCTAAAAAGTCCTTTTAAGTAATCATCTTTATCTTTTATAACGTTGGCGTCATCTTGAAAATCATTATTAGAATTATATTCAACTGTTAAATTCGAAAATGTTCCAAGCAGCCATTCGGCAACATATTCAGGATAGGCCCCCTTTTGATACCAGAGTCTCCCATTGGCGCCGAACCCGTCGTCCCCGGGGTCGTCGCCCTTCGAATAAAAATCAACATAATTGGCGGAAGGCCAGCCGCCGGCTACTTTTCGACGGTGAGCCGTAAGAGGCCTCGCTAGCGTATCCGACAAAATCATATTTACCATTCCCCAATTTTTCATAAAAGGGCCGTTTCCCATCATATCAGTTGAAAAATCGGATTTGAGCGCTTCTAGTTGGTCGTTCAGCACCGAAGTTGTGGCTGCTATCGATTCTTCGGGTTCAAATGGAAGAATGCCATTGTCACAACCGGGATCAGAAACAAGGGGGGGCATATTACATGCAATGTGTTTATCCGGATTTTGGAAAGGCTTAATAAGCTCTTCGAGATTTTGCTGAGTTTGTTGTTGCGTGTCGTCGCACAATTTCTTAATTTGTTCTGGACTGGCGCGATCTTGCATTAAGCTAGCCCGCAATTCACAAAATTGTTCAATTTGCTCGGGAGTCGCACACAAAGTAGGGTTAGCCGGCGTCATTTCATTACGGGGGGAAGCATCAACGAGCTTCTTTAAATTATCTCTGAAATCTAGAGGCATTAAATTACCCATATTTTTGAACATGCTTTTAACGCCTTCTTCGCCATGTAATCCTGAAAATTGGGGGTATTCATAGGACAGATAAGTAGCAATGACGGTAGCAGCTTCGCCAGCATCTTGCCCCAGCACCAACTTGTTCATCTCGTCAGCGGTAACTACCGATGAAATTCCGGCGGTCATCTCAAGAACCGCTTCTGAGTCTGCCATTGCGGCGCCGGCATCGCCCATTAACGCGACCATGTCGATTATTGTCTGATTTACGGTCTCATCATCAACATCGGGCCCGCAAATTGACTCTCTAATTACGTTTGACATGTTTTCTCTATTGCCCGTGGCAAGGGCAGCAGCCACATCCCCAACCGTCTCAAGTGCCTGACAAACGATAGTTCCAATTAATTCACACAACTTAATCAGCAAAGCTGCGATTATTGCAACCAGTGCCTCTTTAAGAACTTGTTTTGCTACTTGAAACAGGATCCAAAGAATATCTTTCCAGTTCATTATACTTTTAAAAGGATTCATGAAGGCGATATCAGGCCACACGAATTCTCTGCCGCATATCCACGGGAGTTCAAAATCTCTGATGATATCTGTAAAACTAGGCTCCATAAAGGGCCCTACAGGACACGCAGTCGTGGCAAGAATACTAGCAATAAGGGGGGCGCCCGGAAAAGTATTTAACTTATCAATCAATTCCAGTTCTTTCCCTTTGAACATTTCCAACATGGCCGCGGCATATGCCTCTAAAACAACATTTTTATCTAAGTCAGAAGTGCCACCACTCAGATATTCAGTCCAGCTTTCGCTCCCATCATATGAAGGCGCTAGCGTTCTCCTAGACTGCTCTACGTGACTTTTATATTCGCCCTCGCTCATTCCCCCATAGCCTGAATAATCATATGTGGGTGAGTCCACAGTAGCGCCGGCCATAGTTTTAGTAAAAACGTCAAGGCCTTGCCACCCTGTGCCGTAATCAGTCAAGCCGGTCAGAAACGCTTGTTGTGCTTCAGTTGGTGGCTCTCCCTGTTGTTCTTCGCTGATCATCTCTTCGAATGCGGCGCGTTCGTCAGAAGAAACAGTCTGTGTTTCTTCGGGGGCCGGCTCTGGATCATAATTTCCAACTATCCCGTCCGTCGCAGCCTTCATATCAGCGCTGCTGGCTTCAAACAAGGTCCCACTTTCGAAATTAGATTTAACTAACGCATCTAGCTCGGCCTGATCTTCAGCCGGCAAACCAACAAAAAGTTTATTGAAATTTTCTAGAGTCATTCCCTCAAGCGTTGCTTTTACAACACTAGACAAAGCTTGTTCAAGTGTCAAGCCGCCCGTCAAACATTGAATTACTTCAGCTAGCATGTCTAAAAGGCCGCACAATTTCAGATGATCGAGAACCATACCCAAGTCCTTAAAATAATCTCCGATGCCGCCGCCGCCCATCCAAGTACACAAAAATTGAAACAACATAGGGTTGGCTTGCGCATATTCATATGCCTGTACTTTAGCCATCCCAGCAACAGTCGTATTCTGTAAAGAGGGGTCTCCCATCACCATTGTCTGGTCTGCTTTGAGAGTGCCCCCAGTTCGTTCACCTTCAACCGCATATTCTGACTCTTTATTAAACACTCCCGG